TGCGTCTTTGTCGTTGAAGGTGTCTGCTGATTTTAAGAGGTTGGTGTTGGCGCAGGCTGAGGGGTATGGGTTGAGTATTAGGGAGTATGTGGAGATGCTTGTACTGAGAGATGTCGGTAAGTGAAATGGGTGCAGGCCTGCAGATCATTGACTTTAAGTGCAATAAAGATTCCCCATCTATTGAAGAGTTGATGCATGATATCAAAACACCGACGTTACTTAAGTATGGTACGAAATTTTGGGATTCGGATACTCTTCGTTTAATTGATTCTTCGTTGATTAGGTTTTGTGAAGCATGGGGTAAGCCGTACGGTTTTATTCAGGAGCAGGATGGGGCAATCGTCCAGAATCTTTTTCCGATAAAGAAAAATGAGAGTGAACAAATTTCTTCTTCATCTTTAGCCACACTAGAGATGCATACGGAGACCGCTTTTCATCCTTGGCGCCCACAGTACGTAATTCTTCTTTGTGTCCGTGGAGATAAGCGTGCCGAAACAACTTATGCAATTCTTGATGAAATTTTACATGATTTAAATCAGGAAACTATTGACATTTTACATCAACCAATATTCACAACGACATTGGATAAGAGTTTTCAAAATTCAAATCAAAAAGACTCCATAATGAAAACTGCAATATTTTACAACAATGGCACATCAATGTCTTATGATCGCGTTCTTATGAATGGGCTAAATAAAGATGCTGATCATGCGCTAAAAGTTCTTTCTTCCGCAATAGAAAGTTGCAAGCAGACTTTCGTGTTATCTACTGGCGATGTTGCCATCATTGAAAATTGGAAAGTTGTTCATGGGAGAACACCATTTGTTCCCAATTATGACGGTAATGATAGATGGATAAAAAGGGTGATGGTCAGGCGGTCTATGCCTCATCAACATGATATTTATCAGATTCCTGACAAGGAACATTATATTGTTAAGACAACTTTTTAGTTTTTTACCAAAAACCCGTTTGGATTTTCTATAAAGTTCTCGCCAAACATATCGCAAGCATACGTGTTTACAGAATAACTATCACCTATGTAATTTAAAATTCCATCATGTGTATTTTTATTCAATGTATGGCAACAAATGAAGTGATCTCCCTTTTTCAAATATGGGTCAATCGCTTCCAATAACTCAATTGTATTAATCCCAACATCGTCAATAATGAATTTTGGTCCTTCAAGATTTGCGATCATGTTGTGATTGACTGTTAAGTAATTTTTGATGTCAAAAATATCAAGTTGAACTAACTCAACATCACTAATTGGTTCCTGAATAACATTTCTCGAAAAATCAATGTCGTATGAAATGATTTTTATGTCATGTTTAATATTTTTAGCGATGTCACTCATGTACTCAGATAAACCACCATCAAAAGTACCAAATTCCATTACGTATAAAGGACGTTCGTGATCAATCAACATACGCATTGCATTTAAAAACATTGGTTCGTGCATGATTTGTCTATTTTTATATTTATTACCACCAACGCGTCCGTAGTTCATTAACACCGCAATATCAGAATCTGTGTAAACGCCAGAAAACTTGCGTTCACTAGATGATTTTAGGTGCTTTTCTAACATCTTTCAATTATACTTGAACTCACATTGCCATCACGTTACGAAACGGAATTTATATATGACCATTATCACTCTTGAACCCTGGGAATACGTGCATGCGTGCAATGTTGGCATAGCAAGATTTGCAGCAAATTGGGGAAAACAAGATGCTCCACATTATAAAAAAGAATTAATGGAAGACGATAGAACGGCAACGGTTGCGTCTGCTATTTGTGAACTTGCTGTAGCCAAAGCAACTAATCGTTTTTGGAGCGGGCACGTATGGCCAAAAGAAGAGCACAACAGATATAGGAATGTCCCCGATGTCGGTAGAAACATCGAAGTTCGTAGAGTTCGAAAAGGAAATACTGTTGCGGTGCGTAAGCATCAAGTAGGCAAGGGATTGGTTCTTTTTGCTGCGCAGCCAGAGGTTCCAGAGTTTATTAATGTAGATATCTGGGGATGGCTAGAATATGACAAGGCATGGGAACTCGGCGAACCCGCACATTATGCACCAGAGACAACTAAACTTCTCAATAGGGAATACTTAACAAAAGATTTGCCTTGAATATTGCACTTATTTTTTATTTAATTTAGATTTTTTTTTCATTGTTACGCCACATCTTTATGCATAGAGTGCAAATTCTGTGCGTTGGTCGTCCTGCTTTATACATTGTGTTACCCTCGTAGGAATGACCATTTTTACAGTGTGTTTTTTGTTGATTAAAGAATCTTAATTTTTGCGCCGCATCAATACTATTGTCCTTATGGGTCCCAAGCCATAGGTGATTTGGGTTGACACACCTTCTGTTATCGCATGTGTGACAAACAAGCATTCCATCGGGAATTTCCCCATAGTGTGCTAGGTATGACCACTTATGACATCTGCGCCTGATTCCGTCAATACTGAGTCGTGGATACCCAACGGAATCGACTGCCCCAATCCATCCCCAGCATCCATCAGCAGATGGCGATTCTTTATTTACGTGCTCCCAAAATCGTTGTGGCAAATCAAACGTCATAGAACGAGAAGTTTAGTACTAGTGCTCTATAAAAATGCATTCCCCAGGACAGTCTTCGGCAGCCTCAACAACATCATCTATTCTGTCGTCTGAGAAAGAAGCCAGGCCAGCGGAACCCTCTAAATTGCCCGCTGCTGCCGCATAAATCTTTCCGCTCTCTTGCACATAGGCAAGACCATCCGACATCATTACGAATACATCTGGGGCTATCTCCGCGCATAAACCGTCCCCGGTACATAAATCTTGGTCAATCCAAACTTTCATTTGGTTTTGAATTCAGTCCATGTCTTATCGCCAACACCAAAGTATTCGCGTGCGTAGCCTGCACCAATAATGTCTTTGTTAAGGCATGCAGTTGTTGGGGCATCAATATCGCCTGACGAGTAAAGTTCTGCTAGAACGCGTCCGTACTTCTCATTCTTGTCAACAATGGTTTTAATGAAAACAGTCTCGTGGTTATGAAGCCAATCTTTCGTAAATTCTTTAGCCTTCAGACCCATTTCTTTTTCGGCAGCATCTTTAGTGCGTGACTCTGGAGTATTTATCCCATATAGACGAACACGAATCTTGTGGTGGACGCTAAAACCAAGGTCGACCATTAGGTCGACGGTGTCACCATCTACGACTCCTAGAACTTTTCCTGTGTACCAGTATGGATTGATCATGTTATCTATTGGGCCTTGGTCGTATGGATGGTGCTTTTGGTCTTCCTGGGTTCCCTGGACCACGAATAGGGCGGGTGAGATTACTATTTATGTCTCGTCCTTCTGCAGCACTCGCTCGCTCACGACTATCCATTGTTCCACTGGTTGTGTTGTATGCCTTACGCGGTTTATTGAGGCGCCTTGCTTCAATCTCATGAAGTCTTTGCCCAGCCGTATTCGACGCTGATATTGAATTAAACTTGCCTAGATGTTGTCCAGTTCTTTTATAGTGATCCCGAGCACTTTGTTCACCCTTGGGGCCACTCCAATTTTCTCCACGAGGACCAATTGTTGGAATATTAACTTCTTTTCCGTTGTCAGTAATTCCTATGCTTCGAACAGTGCCATAATCTCCACCTGGGAGTTTTACGGCACGGCGCTTTGATACATCGATGTTGCCAGGTTCGATCATCCCGTCATCTGAATTGCCGGCTTTTCCATCATATGGATGATTACCGCTTTCGTTAACTAGAAAGTACTTATCTCTTGAATATGAAGAAGGGTTTGGTCCCTCTGCCATTAGGGAGCGTGAATTTTTGCGTCCACCAGAATAAACGCGCTGCGTTGTTCTTCCACTAGCCGTTATCGTTCCTGTTTCTCCGACGCGACCGCGATTTGTTCCACCTGGAGAACCAGTAAACGAACCACTTGGCATTGAGGGTCTAATTCCACCATGGGGACGACTTGGGATGTCTGCTGATTTCATAGACAACTCAAATTGTTCAAAAGATTTCTGACCTTTGGATTCTTCTTTGCTGTTTCTGTATCTATCTAGGAGTCGGCGTCCTTTTGCTGCAAGTTTTGCTGCGTCTTCCAAGTTTCGTGGTACGGGTTCGCCCCACGCTCGCGCTGATAACGCGAGACGAGTCGGTCTTCCTTTCGGATCAACCATTGGTCCACGCGGATTCGTAAAGAACCTAACCAAGAAAGAGCCTTTGCGACGCATTTTGGTTGGCGTATCTGCCGCACCTTTAACACCGGGTTTAAGATTCGCACCTTCTGTCTCCTTGAAATGTTTACGACCTGCTGCGGTCAACCCGCCGTCGGGGTCACGTAATGGTTGTTGTGCGGATTTCATGAATCCTTGATCGTTTGTTTCTCTACCTCTGAGGATAGGCATTGGTGCAGGTCTACGATTTTGATTGGGCGCGGGCCGCTTAAATCCCGGATCATTTGTTCGTCTGCCAGGAATCTTGGGCATGGGTGCTGGTCTGCGAGGTGGGTTGGATGAAACAGTTTGATTCGGCATGGGGGCTGGACCAGGAGGTGGATTTGAACCACCGCTTGGTTTCGCTGGACCTAAACCATACGACGAACGATACGCAGCAACCTGACTAGGTGTAGTCAATTTGTCGTATCCCTGACCCTTGCCGGTACGACGAAACTCATCAGAAACTGCCCTACGCTCACGAGTATCTGCCGAACCAGAAAAGGCAGCCTTCTCCTCTTCATCAGAAGAATCTTCTTCATCCTCATCCGACCCGTCGTCATACAACTCTTCAGTTGGCATAACAACCATTTTCCCATCTTCGTCGATGATGTAATCGTCGGGAAGATCGTCATAGTCTACAATACGAAGTTTTTTTACTCTCCAGTTATCAACATACCCATCGTGCATTTTATTTAATCCAATCTGGAGTTATGTCCTACGATTGCCGATTCCGTTGCTATTCCCACGATTGCCGATCATGCCACCGTTTCCATTAGTACGACCGATACCGTCGGTAAGAGAATATTTACCAGGGGTACCGATTCCGTTACGGGCGCCAGGATTGCCGACCATATTTCCGTTACCGCTACTACCAGTAGCGCCGATTCCGTTACCACCGCGATTGCCGACCATATTTCCGTTACCGCTACTACCACCGATGGCGCGTCCGTTACCACCGCGATTACCGACCATTGTTGGCGGAGTCCCACCAGGTGCTTGATTGCCTGGTCTATTTGGCATTGTCGTGTTGGGTCTTTTATTCGGGCCAGGGTTTCCTGGATTAAGTCCCCTGCCGCCGCCTACTGGAGTATTGGGACGGGCACCTGGGCCACGAATCGGTCGCGGCTTACTAGTGCTTCGATTACCACCATAAGTTTGAGCCGTACCCATTGCGGAACTATAACCTGCAACGTATTTACTTAGACCTGCTTTGCGTTTTGCAGATTCTGCATCACGCTGGGGGCCCTTAGCGACATCCATAGCATTAAGGTGATCACCAAACTGTCGGAATCTTTCACGTCCTGCTGATTGTTCATAACTCCCAGGATTTGCTGCCTTATCGTCGGTGTCTGGAGGAATGGCCATCTCGTCGTCTTCGTCGTCGTAGCCTTGATCGTAGGACTTCTGGTACAAGTAGTCTTCGTACTCGTCGTACTCGTCATAGCCTTGATCGTAGGACTTCTGGTACAAGTAGTCTTCGTACTCGTCGTACTCGTCATAGCCTTGATCGTAGGACTTGCCTGAGAATGATCGAATATTGGGATTGATTCTTTCGCGAGGGCCGCCAGCACCAGGCGAACCACTAAATGTCTTCGGCTTACCAAACTTTCCAAAACCTTGCGATGGCTTTTGGCGAGGTCCACCCATACGCTCACCTAGTGAACCTTGCGATGGCTTTGGTTGGCGAGGAATAGCCTGATTGAACGCTCTTGGCATTTGCTGATTCGGACGATCAACAGAAGATGAACCACGATTCATTTTCTTTGGGCTTGGCTTAGGTCCTTCGCTGCCAGCAATATCATATGCCGCCTGACGAATACCAGCACCACGACGACCGACAGCAGCACTGCGACCCTTAGACTGACCAAGGTCATTGCCATGCATATAATCACCAAAAGAGTCAGCACCCGATGCACCAACAGCAGCACCCAATGGCTTGCCAGGATTACCTGATCCGCGAGTTGGTCTTGGTTTTGGCGCCCCTGGGTTCCCAGAACCACGAGTAGGACGAGGCTGTGCTCCGCCAGTAGGACCATACGTTGTTGAACGCTTCTGACGCTCGGCGGCAGCAGTAGGTGAACCAGGGTTCTTGCCTACACGCGCAGCATACCGTTTGCTAGTGCCCCTATTATCTCCTATAGGTGCACCTGATGCGGGGCCAGCAGCACCAATAGCAGTATTACCAAAACTTCTTATTCTTTCTTTGCCCTTCTGCGGGTCGCCAAAATATCTTCCCGCAGCAGCAAGACCTGCACGATCTTTAGCAACAGAAGCACCAGCACGAGCATCAGCAGAAGGCCCAGAAGCCTTATATGGCTTAGGTGAAGCACCCTGGATCGGCAACTTCTTCATATTGAAGTCATAATCGTACTCATAATATGCTTCTTCATCCCATGCGGATTTAGAAGTATTATCAAAGCCAGAAGTTGCTCCAGAGATTAGTTGAGCGTTATTATCGCTACCCCAATCCTTGGGTTTATTTTTAGGTTTATAGTTTTGTGTGGGCAGTGGAGCCCACACATTATTTTGTGGTCGTGGTCGTGGTGTCGGTCCAGGACTTCCAGGACCACGTTCAGGACGAACACCTGGACGAGGACGGGGATTAGTCCAGGACCTATTTCTCATAAGATCAGTCATTCTGCTATTAGCAACGTTTCTTCGTCCAGAATCACCAATATCTATATTGCCAACAGAAGTCGGATGAACATTGTCTCCACTAGGCGACCTACCGCTAGCCCAATTCATAAACTGCTGACCGCGTTGACGATCCGAAGCATCACGAGGACTACCAGCACCGCCAGGCCTCATCATTGCTTTATCGTCTTCTTCGTCACCCATATAGTCTTCGTCATAAAGCATGTCATCTTCAGGCTCATCTTCTTCCTCAGCCTTATATCTACCCATACCCATGCCACCAGGACCAGGGCCAGGTAGTGGCGGGCGCTGACCACGCCTTCTTTCTAACGTAGGTCTGAAGGGCTTGGGGTCAGGGCGAACTGGAACAATCAAGCCCGCCTTTTCTTCAATAGCCAAAAGTTCCAAATAAGTATCCTCTAAAGACTTCTCTTCAATAGCCAAGAGTTCCGAATACATATCCTCAAGAGATTTCTCTTCCATATTATTTTCCTTCTCTTCAGTAATAGGACCACCAACGATCCAAGCATCACAAGTACGAGATGAGGCACACTTAAAATCAAAAGCCTCACAATAACCAAGATCACCAGCATTAATAACATCCCAAGCAGAATTTCCTGACTCGTTGCCTAAACCTTTATCAATACAATCAAGTATTCTCTTTGTTTGAATAAAAGCAGCACAGTTACCGCACTTTTGATCACGTGCATCATCCGCAGTAACATTCCAACGCTCTGCCTTGGCATCCCAAAATTCGTTATTTGGTTTCGTTGGATTAAGCGGACCATAACCAGCAGTATCAATTGCCTTCTGACGGTTCTTTAGATTGACAGAAATATCGCTAGTAGCAATAGGGCAAGAATCATCAACCTTAACGTTGATATCATCCCAATAAAAATTGCTCATGAAGCACCTTAATCCTGATCGAATCTAGTTTTAAAAATTTGTTGTTTTTTCTTTTTCTTCGGTTGTGCTTCATTGAAAATGATGTCTTCAATGTCATCTGCAGAACCTTTAAAATTTTTAGTGATGCGTTCAATGTCTTCCCAATTGAAGTCATCTTCATCATCAAAATTATTTTGCTTTCCCATAACACTTCTTATTATCTCACAAGTTTTGTAGTTATAAATGAGAAACCCCCCAGAGGATTCGCATCCAACCGGGGGGTTTCACACTAATTATTTTGTTTGCTTATCAGGAAGGCTTGGCGTCGAAGTTAACCTTGACGAATGCTTCCGGACGCTTAACAGCAAGAGCCAAACGCTGTTCGGCCAACACCACAATGGCGTTACGGACGAAGAAGTCGCTGTGCTGTTCGCTGATACGGATACTGGCCTGCTCACGGTCGTACAACTGTGCGCCGGTACCGAATGCACCGACAAGTGCGGTACCTTCGGCGATGGCTGGAGTTTCAACAATCGGGATACGCCACAACTTGGGCTCGCCACCCATAGCGACCGAAACCGCTACGAGGTACTGACCTTGTGAATCCTTGGTCAATTCGATGTCTTCCCAGTCGTTCGGGTGCATAACGATGCCGGTTGGCTCGTAGTAGGCGAGGAACGACAAGGTTGCGGCACGACGAATCGCGTCAGCCTTGGTGTCGACTACGGGGAGGGTGGCACCTGATGACCAGTCGTATTCCTGAATACCGGTAGTAGTCAAAACACCCTGAAGGTTTTCACCAGTACCGTCACCAGCAAGAATCTGTGCATCTTCCTGCAAACGAAGACCGTACATCAATTCGTTGTCGATGATCGAACGCAATTGCGGTTCGTCAGCAAGAACGTTGCGGTGTGCGGCTTCCCAGTGAGCGATGGTGCGGACCGGAGCCTGCTCGCCTACGAAGGTGAATGACGACTGCGGCTTGACACCGAAGTTGGTGTTGTCGTTGTTGCGCTGTGCAACTGCAGCAGCGTTGTTGGCAAAACCAGTCATACGGAAGTATTCAATAACTTGTGCGGTTGTGGTACGAACCGGGAACAAGTCACGAACACGCTTGGTGCGCATCGGAGGAACAACGATAGGGTCACGCTGAATAGCGCCAAACGTTCCGGGGGTTCCGGTCGGGAGGGCCGAGTACATGTCCTTCTGGTTGTATGAACCAGTGAGAACTGCATTGGTTGTGAATGGTGAGGTCATGTTCGCGCCATTGCGGCCACCGTTGAGTGACTTGAATTCTGCGGACTGGATGAACTCATCACCGATTGACTTGAATGAGGTGCGACCGTTGTATGATGCACCTGCAGCAGCCGAGCCACCGACGGAAGAGTATCCCGAGCGGTTCCACTCTTCAGCAGCACTCATACCCTGAAGGCCATCGATAAGGCTTTTAATTTCCTTGATGTCCTTCATGTTGACGTCGAATGCTGACTTTTGAGCGGCTGAAACTACGACGGTGCCGTTTTCAATTTTGAATGAATCTGCGATGGCCTTATTGTCGGTCATCTTCTGACGAAGTGCGGTCTGCAATTCGTTCAGGCGAGCGGTGTCTTGTGACATTTTTTACTCCTAGTTGAGGGTTGTTGGGTTGTTGTTTGCTTGGCTTAGGTAAGCACCCAGCCCTGTCTTACTAAACTACATTATTATGCTGCTACTTTAGTGCAACAATAGCAAATTTTATCAGTATTTTATTTAATGACGACTATTCTCTGGTTCTACTGATTCCGTGCGTTTAACAATGTTGCGTCGGAACGTTTTTTTGATCTTTTCTAACAGTGTTTGGCTTTTTTCTGGCATGTTAAATGCGGCGGCGTTTACTTCTAGGGCGTATGCTTTTGCTTTTCTAATTTGATCATCCGTAAATGAACCGTTTGGTCCTTTTGCTCGTTGCAGCATGTCAGGCTTCTTCCACTAAATTTTGTGAAATGTTAATAGGCGTCGATAATTCTTGGAGTTTTGGTGATTGAGCGATAAGGTAATCTACTGCTTTTTGTGCTTGGCTTGCGGCACGTTGGATTGCAGTAGGGTCATCTTTTAATATCTCGATCCATGATTTCAAATATTGGGCGTGTTGTTTTTGGGGTGTTGCTTCCATGCCAAGGAGTGCCATAAGGTAGGCGGAACCTATTTCTGCTACTAATTCTTCGAAAGCATATTCCGGTGTCCCAAATCGGTTCATATTTGGGCGGTCGGCTCTTTTTTTATTTCCTGTCCAGTGAATTAATTCGTGAGAAAGTGTTGCATAGTATGCGTTTGGGTCTTGGAAGGCTGAAAACGGGGGCATATTGATATAGTCGCTAGCCGGACTATAGTATGCAGAATCTCCATTAATTGTTTTAATATTGGGAAGAATTTGTCCAAAGATTTCTTCTAGAGCAGGAATTCTTTCTTCTGGAGAAAGCCTTGGAGGGAGGAAATCATCTGGATTCGCCCCAGTAACTTGGGCAATATTGAAAACTGTGAAGGCACTAGGGGTCAAGAACGTGTCTTTACTTGGGGTTCCATCTGGGAGTTTGACGTCGCGTTCGCGAGAAACCCACTTAATTCCCGTTAAACCCCTTTCGCCTCTTTGAACTTGGGCTCCAAGTGCTTCCCATTGTTTGTATGTGGCCCATACGGGATACTCGTATTTACGATTCTGTTGGACAAGAGAAAAAAGGATGACATTAAACCCGCCATATTGTTTACCAGTGGAAGCGTTTCTTGGGATTGTCGTCCCCAGATTCCAAGGACGCTCCCAATTCCCATCAACAGATTCCTCTAGGGCTGCAATGAGTGCATCAGAAACAGTTTTATAGATTTCTTCTGACCTATTTGCTCTCCCTGTTTCAGAAGTTGGCTTTGATCTGCTCGCCATACCGTTTACACGATTGATCGATTGTTCAATTCTTTGCGATTTAGGTATTTTAGAAATTGTTGGGCGGTTATTGGAGTTATAAATAAGCATTTCATTTGGTCCAAGTTCACCGTTTGCAATAGACGGTGTTGGCTTCTTCTTACGAACTGGTTCAGCAATTGAAAAATCGGGCAGATTGTTCATATTGCTCATAACTCCATAGTCAGAAAGCATTGCTTCTGTTGCTACCGAACTATTTATTTTGTTTTTAACTATTTTTGTTGTTGCAGACAGCGAATTTTTGTGCTCATTTAACATGTCGCGTGCAATTAGTTGAGAATTAATATTATTCCATTCATTTATTGGAACATTTAATGGAATATTTTGCCCAGATGATCTAATTGCCTTGATATATCCTGATTTGTCTTTGCTTTCAATGAATTTTCTGACATCTATAGGTTGTCCATCATTGAATTGGAATGTTCCCAGACCATCAAGAACTCTATTTACGTCGGATATTTGATTATCTAACTCAGAATTCTTGATTGATAAATCTTCATTGATTCCAGGAACATCATTAAGGTGTCCATAAATGATTTGTATCTTTGATACCAAGGGGTCAATGTTTGCATCTGGGCGTTTGGCGTTACTCATCTTGCCAATCTCTAGCAACGCATCATTTGCATCAGATAAAAGAACGTTTCCGGGAGTATTTGTTAACTCTTCTGTCGACATATTGGAATAACTACGCGACCTAAGTCCACGAGCAATCATTTTGGGTGCCTTGTTCCTATCAAGTCCAATAGCACCATCAAGTTTTGTCTGACTATCAACTATTGCATCGCGTAGATCAACGCCATCAAGTATCGCTCCAGTAAGATCGGCACCTGATAGGTCTATCTTGCCTTGTATTTTTGCATCAGCAAAATTCGCATCAGTAAGGTTTGCGCCTTTGAACGAAACATTCCTACCAATTATGGCATTTCTAAAATTGGCACCAATTAAATTCACATAATTAAACTTTGCGTTATTGAGTGCGCTCTTACTAAAATTTGTTTTAAATAACGAACTACCAGTTAAGTCCACATTCGTAATCGTCGAATCAAAAAATGTGCTTTCATTAAAAGTTGATCTTCTTAAATCTGTATTAGAAATTTCTGATTTACTAAGATTCCTACGCAAGAGTTCAAGTTTCTTGGCATCTAGTGGTCCATCTATTTTTAGAACACCATCAACAAGGTTCTTGCGAAGCAGATCGGCATCATCGTCACCAATAATGCTGAGAGGAACCTTATGAAGTAATGGTTTCTGTGTATTTGTCCCATTATTATCTTTAACAGGCAATGACATTCCTTCTGGAAGTTTGGTTGTTGAATCAAATTTTGAATTCATTAACTGTTCTGCAGTAATGTTTGATCCGCGTAAATCTGCTCCACGCAAATCTGCGTTCCATAGGACAGCATTCTCAAAATTAGTATTTTTCAAGTTTGCTTTGTTGAAATTTGTTGAAATCATAAATGCGCCCGATAAATCAACTCCCTCAAATTGAGAGTTGGGCATTTGCGCAGCACTTAATATTGAATAACGTAAATCAGCCGGTTTGGAGTTTGGTTTCCCAAAAACAATTCCATTACCATGCAAGTTACTTAAATTGGAACTAAATAATGATGATTCAGTTAAGTCGATACCATCTAAATGTGCTCTTGAAAGATTTGCGTAATCAATTTTTCTATTTCTGAAATCGATACGAGGATCAACATGCATTGAAATCATCTCAGCCATGCGTAAATCATTATTATTTAAGTCTTTAGATGAAAGCGGGTTACGCGGAGTGAACCCATTAAAAATTAATCCACCAAAAATTTCATCTTTTTCTATAGATTGACCAAGTTGGTTGCGTGAACGCATGCCGGAAGTGACTAAACCTTCGTTTTTGATTGCTATTCTTTCAAAATATGCAGTGGCAGCATTCATGGTGTCTGAATCATGAATATTGCTTGGAAATTCAAATGAAGCAACTGGTTTGCGTTGACCAAAAACTTGGAATTCACCCATTACCGAAGGCCCAGCCTCTGTGGTGGCCTCATCCCTGGGGACCCTAATGAGGTATGTCTTGCTACTAGGGGTATCTTCTCGTCTATAACCAAAATTTGGTCCGCTTCCAGCAAATTCGTAACTTAAATGTTCTTCGTTACGCTTGGCAGGACCATACTGCTTGCTTAATCTTTGAAGAACTTCATTATCATAACTAATACTGTTAGATGCCTGATCAAGAAGGTACTCTGAAGAAATTTTGTTATCTATGTCATCGGCACTATAGTCATTAAAAACTTTTCCGGTGGGTTTTTGCGCTCCCAATTGAAGAGAGTTGGCCAATTTTGATCCACGCCATTCACCAGTTTTACTAAAATGATCTACAACTTCCTGCCATGCTGCCAATTCTCTCTCGGATGTTTCATACTTGCGAACAACCATATCTCTGCCTACTCTATTTAAACGCCTAGTATCCATTGATCCACGACCGGCTATACCTCCGCCCCCAGCATCAAGCGTGAAGTTAGGGTCAAGCGTGCCATTTTCAAGTTCTGGATGACCAGTATGCGTCAAATAGATATAATCATCTGAGATGAGAGGGTTTTCATCTCCATTCCTCATGTTATTGATTTCTTTTCCGCGTCTTGCAAGAGCATCAAAATCTGGCATATCGCGCAAGGTAGCAAAATTGACATGTGCCGGCTGAGCACCATTGTTTATTTCTTCAATATTCTTGAGACGTCCATTAACATGTTTTAACTGGGCATCAATATTGCCCAAATATAAATCAAAATTGGCCTTCATCTGTTCTTTGGTTTGATTCTTCAACAAACTTTCAGCAGTATGATTTTTTGTTATCCCAGATTTAGGATTTGGTGTTCTTGGCATTGAAACACCAAAATCTTCACCAAGCCATTCACCAGTTTTATCCCAATGTGCAATGGCTTTCTTAATGGACGTTTGTTCGCTTTCTAGAATTTCTGCAAGATCACGCAAACTGTCTTCGCCATAAGTATTTCTTAGGAATACACCAGATTCACCAAATTTGTCATAGTCAGTTGCGTTCTCCCATTGATCAAGACGACGTGACCGCATACCAACCTTGTCGCCCATTGAAGAAAGACTTGTTTTACTGGACATTCCCGCACGAGCAAGATTTTTTTTATTTGATGGCGAATTGTTTTCCCAATAGTCACGAACAAACTTGGCACCCGTAGGACTAAAGAAAGCATTAAACACTTGATTATCTAATATTTCGAATGAACCATCCTGCAAACGTTTTGCTGCAAGTTTAGGTGTACTGCCACTATTGTCGTAAAGAAAAAATTCGTCATAAAGGCCATCAGTTATCTGACGAGAAACAGCATCAGGGCCACCCCTAAGTTCTCTTGCAATTTGTGAACCAAAATATGTGGGAATATTCGCTCCGCCATTGCGTTTTCTTTCTGCTACCCGCTGGTCTGCAACATCATCAGGAATCCACACAAAATGACCTGACGTCTTATAACCTTTTCTGCGCATATTGGCAAGATGTTCACGACGTTTGCCCGTTCCTTGAACGACCATGTTCATTCGTTGAAATGCGGCATCTTCCATAATCTTATCTGTCGCAACTCGCGATGCTTGATGAACTGCGCTAGCACCCTGTCCGCCATTCCAGCCGACTAAACCTGTCTTTATTTCGTCTGGATCGATATGAGCAGAAGAACTTTGATTTGGTACACCTTCAAGCATTCCTCTAGCAACTAATGTTGATTTTCCAGAACCCGTAGTTCCACCAACGAAATACAATACTGGTTCATCTTGGTTTGATTCTTCTGGATTGACGCGCCCAAGTATTTTTTGGCCCATCTCCTTGCCACCAGAACCAAGTCTTCCTTGAGAGTTATACGATCTGAATCCTTCAACAATTGAGCGTCTAGATTTGGTATGAGCATCTGGTGAAGATGACAATTGAACAGCCAGCGACATATCCGATAAGTACTCCGGATTTTGTTCTACCCATTTTACGGATTGTGATAACGTATTATCGTCAGTTTCGTATCTTGTTTTAAGAAAATCACTCAAACTAGGATTATCTGCATCACGCTTGCTGGCTAAAGAAGAAATTGGGCTAGTGAAATTCCCTGTTCCATCTACAGGAGTGAATATTTGTTCAACTTCCCAAAGAGGAATTCCAAATGCTTCACTAATATTCTCTTTAGCAGTAGCATCAACTTTTGCTCTTTTACTTGGATCAGAACTTGTTAAAGCAGCAATTGATTCTGCTAGCCATTCAATTCTTGCTGTTGTTGCATACTCGGATATTTTTGCTGCTGAGGCATGCTCTGATTCATTGCCCCATTTGGCGTCGTGATAGGAAGATACTTGTTCTTTATTCCTGGACATTTGAATAAGTCCTTCATAAAGTTCAGAAAATTGCAAAGCGTAATGTGCTCTTGCTTTATCATTTTGAACCGCAGCCATTGCTTCCCACGCGTGACCCATTTCGTGGCGTACTGCATCTTCTATTGACATCCCGTGATCAAATTCAACCCACGTATAGTTCATTGCTATGACACCAAGATGAGCCCAGCCGCCACCGCTTTCACCCCACCCTTCAGTGTTATTGCCATACCAGGCCAATGCTGGAACATACTCTGTGGCCACAATTGGTGGAACGCCATAACGACGAACCATTTCCAAAGCACCAGGGTTATCTTTGATTTGCTTAATGAAAGCATCACGCATTTTGGCTGTTGCTTCAAAGTCTGGATTTGCCTGCATGAGTCGGCTCCATGCAGTTC